GATCTTATCAGCGTTAGAATTGCATTTAGGGCATGGAAAAGTTTGTGTGTACTCCGTTAATTCCTCAAAGTGATTATCACAAGTGGAACAATGGAACTCAAACAACTTCTTCATTCTTTAACTCCTCGTAGGCTTGCTCTGAAGCACCTTTAAGCGACAGAATCCATTGAAGTATATCTATTTGACCTTTTCGTTTATGAAACTCTTCAAACGAATCAGCTGTATTAATTTTATTGTATGTATCAAATAGGTTTTGAGTGTCTTCTATGAAGTCTTCCCAACCCTTTGTAGCCATAGTGCTAAATCTATTTTCATAGTAATCTTGTAATTCTCGTTCCATCTATTGCCTTTTTAATAAAAGTAGTGTATAATGAGAGTTTATATAACAATTATAGCATAGAAAAACTAATTTGTCAAGGGTTTGTTGCTAGATTGCATTTGTTGCTTGACAATCTCTAAGTTTTGATCCATATCAGCTTCTTTAAGCATTAATTCAGCTATTTTTACTCTTCTATCAAACTCAGCAGAGATCTTATCATCTTCATTTGGTAGGTTTGTAGAAATAGCAGTCATCAATTTAGCTTGGGTTTCTTGTGGTTTAGTCTGTATATCAACCACATTTTTAGCTGCCACAGTCTTATTAACTTGAATTTCTGACATGGTTTTCTCAACTTTAGACTGTGCATCTTGCATTTGTAACTGCATAGCCATTTGTTGCATTTGTTGTTGTTGTGGGTTAGGAGCAGTTGCTTGAGCAATTTGCTGTAGTAAACCATTCTTATTAGGAAGGCTTGAGTTAGCAATAACACCTTGGATAAGAATAGGTGTAATAGGATTATCTGAGCCAAGAGTTTTAAGGAGGTTAATAATTTGAAGTTGTTCTACTTCTCTTGCTAACATACCTAGTGTTGAAGAAGGAACAAATTTCCAATCTTTAACTGGGAACTCTTCAGGATTGAATTGCATAAATCTCCAAGCTGCCTTCTCAATAAATGGAATGAGGAATTGGTCTTGGAAGTTTACTAGTGTGCGTTTGTTTTTCTTGAGGATGCTAGAAAGCGTTACAGATAGTTCACCACCAGCAGGTTGTGTTTGCATAGCTGCTGAATCAAGTGTACCTGTAGCTTGTAATAGCATTGTTTCAAATGCTTGTGCAGTCTGAATGTTTCCACCATCTGTTTGACCAAATTTAAATGGCATTAAAATCTCAGATGGATTTCCATTAGTGAGAACTGATTTGCCAGGACGGATTTCAAATTTAGATCCACGAGGTAAACGAGTAGCATCCATACCCATCATAGGTACAGTTGTAAGTGCTAGTGAGTCAAGATGGCTACGGAGTTGAGCATCAATAGCTTTTTGCATATTGTAACCCTTCTCTGCAACACCTCTACCCCAAAATCTATTTGGTACTGTATCATCTTGGTAAGCAATGACTGGACGATCCTTCATCATGTAAGGACTGCGTTCAGCTTTTAATAGTTTGCTGTCATTACCAATAACGATAATGGCTTCTACTAAGTCACCATATTCTTCCATGAGGTCAGATTTTTCATCTTCACCTTCACCTAAGAGGTCAACAATCTCATCTTCTTTAGCATCAAGTAGATAAGCTGGTACTAAACCATAGTAACGAATAAGCTTAATCTTATCATCATTATATTCTTCATCTAAGAAGGATGCTTCTAAATCGGGTTCAGGAGTTGCATCATCTTCAATATCTGTATCTTTATAGATACCAGCTTTAACACCTTCAGCTACTTTATGTGCTGATACAAATTCTTCAATGGCTACACCAAGTGCATCATCAATAGATGTTGCTGTTGGGTCTATAAGAAAGTTTTGAGGAGAGATTGGTTTTAATCCAACTACTACAGATTCTTTTTCTTCTACACCAACTGCCACTGCATCTACTTCAGGCATCTGTCTTGTTGCTGGAACAAGCTCTTTAATTTTCTTAGTTGTAATCTCACCAATACCTGTACCATAGATAGAAGCTAAAAGAGTAATGTCTCCAACTGCTTTACGGATCTTATTCTTTTTAAATTTCTCTTTCATGTAGGCTTTAAGATATTCTACATCACGAGGATCTGTATCCATCATGTCATCATCAATATCAAATAGATGGTCGCCTTGACCAAACACTGCTTCTTCAATATCAGCTGTATGGTTTTCAATGGCTTGCTGTAAAGCAGGGGAAGTAATACGGCTTCTTTCTGAATCTCTTAGACGATCTTCAGCAGCCCACTCACCTCTCCAAAGTCTTTCAAATTCTTTCCAGTCATTAAGATAATTAGTATCTCGATGGAGTCTCCAATCTTCAACATATTCCATTACCCAATCAACTAGTTTATTTTGTGCCATTTGGTTTCCTTTTAATATCCTGATATTACATCTATTACTTGGTATTCTTCATCTTCATAATCTTGGAAATACTCTACTACTTGGATTTGGTCTATATAGGCTAAAGCATCCACCAAGTCATCATGTAGCAAATGATTAGGAAAATTAACCAGCTGATCGATGAACTCATTGTTCCATTCTCCCATATTAAGTGTTACCTTACCATGTTCAAATCTACCTTGTAGAGCCCAAACTATACGATCAGTTTTCTTTTGGTTTCCATGAGTAACATCATCTATTCTAAAATAGTGATTATTTACTCTCATTAAATCTAATAGGTAAGGAAGTGCAGCGTTCTTTAAACTACCCTTTTCAATACCTACAGCAACTGGTTCATACTTTATCACTGTTTTAATAATCTGTTCGCAAGTCTGCTTAATGTCCCATCGACCATGAATAATATCTGCTACCCACCAACCACCTTCATGTACTTTAACAACCGCTATCGCTGTTTCATCCAGTTTGCTATTCTTATTGCCCGACTCTTTATCGACATTAATGAAGCCAGCCAAGTCAACTGTAATAAAATAACGACCATCACTAGGTTCATCTTCATCTATTTTTATCCAATCTTCTTTAAAGATGTCTCTACTTGCTGCTTCAAATGATGCTAAGAACTCTTGCCTAAAAGCAAAGCTAGACATAGATTGTTTAGCAGCTTCTATTTCTTTTGCAGGAATTAGTGGATTGTCGTAAGATGAATAATGGAATCCAGTCCACTCTACATCTTTATCACTCTCTGCATATTTATATAATTCGTAGAAGTGATTACGCCCTTTAGGAGTTCCTATGAACATAGCTCCGCCTTGTACATCGGCAAGGGCTGGTCGTAAGATTTGTTCCCAAACATTTGGTTTAATGTCTGCGTACTCATCGATCACTACAAATGCTAGACCTACACCCCGAAGTGTATCAGGTCTATCTGCACCTTTTAAGAAAATCTTTCTTCCATTTACTAAAGTCAGGATAGAAGTGTTTTCATGTGCAGCACTTATTACTTCATGCCCTAGTTCTTTTAGCAACCCCCAAAGAATGTCTTTAGCTTGTTGGTAGGTTGGAGCAACATAGAACACATCTTTATTCTTACTCTTTAACGCTTCAATGAGAAGCATCCATGCAGCTAATCGACTCTTACCAAAGCGTCGCCCTGCAGCTACAACTTTAAACCTTGTTTTGTCATTAAAGACTTCTAGCTGCTTTTCATGCAGCTTTACTTGTAAATTAGCTATAACTACTTCCTCTTAACTGGAACTACAGCGTAGGGTATAAATGTATCTTTATTGTCCATCGTGTTCTTTTATTTCCTCATAGTCAGCTTCTTGAATTTCATCTTCACTAGAATGTATCACTGTCTCACCCACACCCATAATCTGAATGCTAATATGATTGCTCTTACCTTTTACTTTTTCTAAATAGTCAGCTGGGAGGATACGATCCATCACAATCTTTAAACAAGCCATCTGATCGTCATCTGTATCATCGAGTGCTTTAAACAGCACCTTCTCAACAATATATTTACTTTCACGACCTAACATCTCAGCAAGAATCTCTTGTGCCCTTGCTTTTTTAGAAACTGGGAGAATGGCATCACTCTTCCGTTTCTTAATGATTTTGTTCTTTTTGTATTCGATGGGTTCTAAACCCTGTTCCATCCGTTCTTTGTTCAAACGAACTAGAGCTGGTCGTCCAGCACCTGGTCGTCTACCACCACGCTTAGTTTGGGTAGGAGCTTCAGAAGTTGGCTCTGCAAGAACAACTTCGATATCTACTGGTTTGAACTCTTCTGTCATCTTTATCCTTTAAGGAGACAATATTGCATCTATATAACAATTATATCATAAGAATAATAGAAAGTCAAGTACTTTATGAAGAATCTTTCTTTGCCTGTCAAAGAAGCTTATTAAGAAACTACAGGCAAATTTTCATTCATTTAGAAGATTTATAGAATCTGAGTGAAAACGAAGATTTCTCTTGACAGAATGACTTTGTTCTGTTATAATAAGATCTTTAATATATATATATAATAATATATATAATATATAATATAATAATAATATATTAATATAATATATATATAATAATAATTGTATAATATATTACACATAAAATAACAAAGCCAGGAACAAACCTGGCTTAGTTTATATCTAAGAATAAAATTACTTATTCATTACATACATTGTAACTTCAAATCCAAAACGCATTTCAGTAGCAGCTGGTTTTGTCCACATGGTTGTTCTCCTCGTTAAGTTAATATAAACTTTTCAGTTTATAATAATATTATACTCCCTTTCTAAAGATTTGTCCTCAGTAAAATCATTATTTGTCGTTATGAGTCATTATGGATCCCCATAATTACCCCTAACTCCAGTAAGCGAGGAATGCCCTTAAAGGCATTTCGAGCTACCTTCGTATTAAAATTAAAAGAAAATCGTTCCTAGACCCCTTCCTGTTCGTTTAAAGTGTATCTTCACTGTCGTTCCAGATACCAATAAACATCCTTTTTTTAAATTATGGTCTTCGATGTTTGAAAAGGTCCCTTTTTTACTTCTGATATATTTATTGTGTACCTATAAAAATATTCCCATACAAACCAAACACCCCCCCCCTATGCTTTACATCTGATTAAATAATAATCACTTGTTAAGCTCTTATTAAAGCTTATATTCATATATAAAGCCCTTAATGATATTATGGTTATAACATTGGGGGTTATACTTGAATTAATAATTGGGGGTTATTTGGAAATTTATTTATTTAAGCGGATAAGAATCTATTTTATGGTACATATAGGATAATCTTATATACTCATGCGATAATATAAAGAATAGATATATAACATTGATAATACTTAACAATTGATTAAATAATAGGCAATAAAAGAAAATAGAAAATAATCAAATAAATTTGAAAATAAATGTTGACATTTGAAAATACTCTGATATTATATGAATTGTAATTCAATTATATAAAGGGTATTCAAAATGATTTATTTATCAATAATTAGTACATCGGTTATTATGCTATTTATATGGTGTATTAGCAAGGAACCTGAAATAAAGAAGCCTTTGGGTTATGCAATTCTAGCTTTTTGGTATATCGTATTAATGATTCAAATTATTACAACATTTTCTTTTTACTTTAATTAAGGGGTATAACATGGAAGCTATAAAATCAGAAAATTATAAAAGATTTAAGATTGAATATTGGATGGATGATTATAGTGATGATCCTAGAAATTGGGATGATTTAAGCATTATGGCATGCTTCACTGGAAATAAATATGATTTAGGAAATAAGCATTCTTTTTCAAGCCCTGAGGATTTATCAGAATTTTTAACCGATAATGAAAAAAATATAGTTTATTTACCTATTTATATTTACGATCATGGAAATATTACAATTAAATCCAGCCCTTTTTCATGTAGATGGGATAGCGGAAAAATTGGTTATATTTACGCTTATAAAGATAAATTAATAGAATCAGGCTTTAAAGATGAAAAAGCGATGATGGATTATCTTGAATCAGAAATTAAAACTTATGATGACTATATAAGAGGAAATTGTTATGGGTATTCTATTTATAATGATGATAATGAAATAATTGATTCATGCGGCGGCTTTTTAGGATCATTTAATTATGTTGAAAAAGAAGCTAAAAATAATGCGGATTATTATGATAATAAGCTTCCGCTTCAATTAACATTTAATTTTCAAGGGGTTTAAAATGACTATAAAAGAAAAATTAGAAGCAAAGAATTATTTACTAACATTATTAAAAAATGATGATACTTTATATACTAATTTAATGAGTGTTAGTAAATCAGGAATGAGTAGGAAATTAAAGGTATTTTTTATCAAGGATAATAACCCTTTATTTTTAAATTATCATATAGCTAAAACTTTGGATTATAAATTACACGATGATGGATCAATTAAGGTTACGGGATGCGGGATGGATATGGGCTTTCATTTAATTGATATTTTAAGCCGTGAATTAGGTATTAAATTAAGGCAAAGATGGATTTAAGATTATTCTTTAAACCCCTTATTATTTAGGGGGTTTAAGGGCTTAATTTTAAGCTATTTTAGGAAAATTCAATATGATAAATACTAATATTAATTTTATGGGCTTTTATGAATCAATTCATAGCGGCTTTATCGATCATGCTATTGAATCTTACTTTTCCGATGATGATGGAAATTTTAATGATAAAGAAGCGGAAAATATAAACTATAAAAAAATACATGATTCTTATATTAAAGATTTTACTTATGATTTTGAAGGATGGATCAAGGATAATTATCCCTTAACACCTTCTTTTTGTAATTTAAAGCTTATAAGCCCTAAATACTATAATTATAGTACTGATATTATAAACTGTGACATGAATGAATCCGATGTAATTTCTATGAATAATTTCTTTAAAGATGATAAAGAATTTTTATCATATTTGAAGGATCGTACAAAATCATCAAGCGGCTATATTTCCAATTATACTTTCGATCAAGCCCTAGGAAATAAAAATAACATTTTAATAGATTATATCCTTGAATTCTTAGTTCATGAATTTGAATATGACTATTATCCTGATAGTTTTGATTCTATTTATCAATCCTTAACATTTAATTAGTTTAATCTTAAAAAGCCTTATATTAGGGCTTTTTAGGGCTTAAATTAAGCCGTATATTAATTTTTAAGGGGTATATTATGTTTATTGTTACATATTGGGATAATGATCCAATTGTAGGATCATTTTTAAATCATCGAAAATTTGATGATAAAAAAGCCGCTAGACTATTTTCTAAAAAAGTAGATGGATCAATAGAAATAAAACTAGCATTTCAATAAATAATAAGGGGCTATAAAAAGCCCTTTTTTATTTTATAGGGGTATTTTTTGAAAAGCTTTTTAGCTTTAAGGGGGTTATTTTGCCAAAATATTTTAAAAAGATAAATTTTAATAGGGGGATAGCTTTACCCACTGTTACAATTTGTTACAATGTTTTCGTTAAAAACTTCTTGACAAAAACCAATTTTACCTGTAAATTTTTAAATGAATGACTTTTTAATTAAGGAGAAATAAAATGAACTTAGATCAAGTGTGTACAATTGCAGACAATCTTTATTTTGAAGTAGTAGAGCATTTAGGGCTATATGATGTTATGGTTGAAGAAGACCCTGACCATGCTGGAAGTTCCATTAGATGCACGAAAAATACAGAAAAAGGGGAACAATTATATTATATAATTGAAGAGGCGGTTAAAGATGCTGTTAATTATAAGGAGGAATTAAAATGAAATCTTACAAAGTTAGAATTTTTTATAATGCTTATTTTGACATGACAGTGGACGCACCAAGTGAAGATCATGCTAGAGACATTGTGAACGATCATGCTATGGATCATGCACAAGACGCTATACTTTCTTATGACTTCGCAGAAATTGAAGAGATAACAACATGATTTTAGATATAGAACAGGCTAACGCTGATTTAAATTGCATGGCTATGGCTATATATGCAGAGGCACACACGCAAAGCGTAGAGGCAAAGCATGGGGTTGCACAAGTCATATTAAATCGGTTTAGAAATGGCAAGTATGGGGAGTCAATTTGTGAGGTGGTGCTAAAAAAAGGGCAATTTCATGGAGTTTGGGATATTTTTACAGGGAAGCACGAATATCCAACACAAGAGGACTTATTAAAAGAAAAATTAATAGCTCATTCTGTATACTTTCACAAAGTGCCAAACCTCATAGGAAATACGACTTATTATTTTCATGATGACTCAATAGGAAAGCCACATTCGTGGGGAATTAAAACTAAGAAGACAAAGATTGATAACTTAATTTTTTATTAGGAGATAAAAATGCTTGAAATTATTATAGCTTTTGTGGTAGGATTTATATTCGGTTATGTATTAGGCAATCGAGAAAAGAAAAACGAAACATATTTTGGAGATTATTAAATGAAAACTTTTAAAGTATATGCAGAAGCAATCGTGCCATATTACAAAGTTATTGAAGCAGAGAATAAAACAGAGGCTTATTTGAAAGCTACTAAGACCCCTAAAGAAGAGTTTAGTTTTGCTTATGAAGATAAACATGAAGAATGGCATACAAACATTAGTGACATGGAAGAAATTTTAGACTTTCCTTCATGGATTATGGAACATCATAACAATAGATTTACGGCTGACTTAGCAGAAGCTATGGAAGACACTGATTTACAAGATGATTATATGGATTTTTATGGACTTTCTGAAAGGGATATGCTATAATGTTAAGTGATACGCTACTTTATTATCGTAATGCACGAAGTTATTTAAAACTTTTGGAGAAACAAAATGATAAACGCATGGCTACAAAAAACAAAGAACTTTGGAGAGTATAAAATTATTTACTTGACAAAAAACACTTTCCATTTCTTTTGGGGATATGGTTGGGAATCACAGGCAAAGTTTAAACGAGATGGAAAAACATTTACACTCATTCAAAGACCGACTCGAAGCCTCCCAAGAGAAGTTAATGATATTCTTTCTAAAATGATTGGGGTATGAAATGAGATGTATCGCCTGTAATGCTTTATTATCAGATTATGAATCAACACGAAAAAGCCAAACGACAGGGGAATACTTAGACCTATGCAATCATTGTTTAAACGACATTAAGAATGATTTGCTTTACATGGAACGAGAAGACCTAGCTAGTAAAGAAACACCTTCAGATGAAGATCATCATGACTTTATAGAATGGAAAGACCTATGAAAAAACCTGACGCATGGCTTTACGAAGAGTTTGACACCAATGGGGAACTAAGATCAAGTCAGATTTGGACTTTCTTACCCTCTGATTTAAAACAAACTATTAAACTTAAAGATGTCCATCATGTAGAACTTACACCGATGTATAAAGACATCAAGGAAAAGCAAGTGTATAATAAAGAAAACAAGTTTGATAGTAAAAAACTCGTAGAGGCATTTTGTGGACTTTAATTATGCTATTATAGATGAATTTGGTGACATTTTACGCAAGTATAGATGGTCAGCTAAAGAAGCTAAATGGCATAAAGAACAAGGTAAGGACATTATTAAATTAGAAGTAGAGAAACAAAAACCTTTTAACACAAACGACTATGAGGAATGTTTATTTTGAGTCACTTTCTATACAATGAGAGATGCCCTCGATGCAGTGAAAATGGTGCTGATAAGAGTGGTAATAACCTAGCAGTTTATTCTGATACGCATAAGTATTGTTTTGCTTGTGGGTTTCACGATAGAGGGGACATTGTAGAGAAATACAAGGATCGTTTAAACACAATAGTAGAAAAGAAATCTTTCATGTCATTCAACAAGGCTCAGTTTATGGATGCTAAGGGAATGACTTACCTTAAAAAATATGGACTAACAAACGATGAAATCAATAAAAATTATTTTTGGGATAGTGACGGCTATTTGGTATTTGATGGTGGTAGCTATCAAAACGCTAGAAACTTCACTGGATTAGGTGCTAAGTATATGACTAGGGGAGTTATTCGCAATAATGAACCCATTATGCAGAATACGCAAAATGATAGTGTAATTATTGTAGAAGACGCAATTTCTGCTATAAAAGTTAGTAGAGTGCTACCAAGTGTTCCAATACATAACTCAATTATACCCCTAGAACTCATTTTAAGGCTCTCTAAACGCTTTAAAAAACTTTTTGTATGGCTCGATAAGGATAAAAGTTTATCGGCTCTTAAACAGGCAGGAAATGCGAAATTACTTTTTGATGAAGTAAGAACAATTTGGACTGATCTCGACCCAAAATGTTATTCAGAAACAGAGATAAAGAAATATTTAAATGTTATTGACATGGAGAAACAAGTATGATAGAATTAATTATTATTAAATATATATTAAATAATATAATATATAATAAATATATAAATAATATTATAATAACAAATAAAGAACTTGTCAAGCTTCTTTATTGTGTTAAATCTTTACAGGAATCTTCTGATAAAGATCAATACACCATTGACGACCTAGAACTAAAATTCTTCTCTGACTATCCATTCTTGAAAGATGTTGAAAAGGAAATCTTCAATACAATCTTCGATAAGCTTCGCACATTGGAAGTGGACGACACTCGGATTGAGGAGTATCTCGACAAACAACGATCAGCAGTTATGGCTCGTGAAGTTGCAGAGATGGCTCTCGAAGTCACAGAGGGCAGAAAAGACTTTAACGAGATTCTTGACAAAATCTCTAAGATGGACATTGACAGACCAAACGAAGAAGAGATTACATTCGTCACAGATGACCTAGAGGAACTCTACGAGTCTCAAGTGACTACCAAGGGACTTAGATGGCGTTTAAACTGTCTCAATCAATCTTTGGGCAGTCTTAGACAAGGGGACTTTGGTTTCTTATTTGCTAGACCTGAAACAGGGAAGACAACATTCTTAGCTAGTGAAGTCACACACATGGCTACACAAGCTGAGGGCAATATTCTTTGGTTCAACAACGAGGAACAAGGGAGCAAGGTTATGATGAGATGTATTCAAGCCTCACTTGGCTTATCTCTACCTGAACTCTATCGAGACATCAAGGCTAACAAAGATAAATTCATTGAGAAGACGCAACACAAGATTAAAATCTTTGACCAAGCCTCAATTAGCTACAAAGATGTCAATAAGATTTGTGAGCAGATTAAACCTAGCTTAATTATATTCGACCAAATAGACAAGATTAAAGGGTTCGAGCAAGATAGGAATGATTTGATGCTAGGGTCTATTTACCAATGGGCTAGAGAACTTGCTAAAGATTTTGCACCAGTGATTGCAGTGTGTCAAGCTGACGGATCAGGTGAAGGAGTTAAGTGGCTTAACATGGGTAATGTTGCTAATGCTAAAACATCTAAACAAGCGGAAGCAGATTG